CGTGTGGGGGGAAGCTCGAACTCGGCGTGGCGCACGTGTGCGCGCCGGCGACCACCCCGCTGAACTTGACCGCTGAGCAGTACGCGATCCTGGTGGGGATCTTCGGCGGTGCGGCGCCGGCGCCGGTGGCCGACCCGGGGCCCGCGGTGGTCGACCCGGCCGGGCCCGCGCCGGCGGCCGGACGCGTCGAGGCGGTCAATGAGCCGCTGCCGTACCGGTTCGTCCGTGCCCGCCCCGGCCGGCCGGCCCGGTTCCTCGCCGGCGAGCATGACTTCTCGACCGACGTGGTAAACATGATCAAGAGCGGGGACACGAAGGGCGAGCACACCGACGTGGGCAAGCGGGTCATGGGTTTCATGGCCGCGGAGTTCGACGTCGACTCGGCCGATATCAACGAGGTGACGCCGGAGATCCAGCGGCCGGACATGTACGTCGATCAGCGGGACTACCGGTACCCGCTGTGGAACGCGGTCAACAAGGGCGCCCCGCCGAACGGCATCACCCCTTTCCGGTTCCCCAAGTTCTCCAGCGCCACCGGGCTCGTCGCCGCGCACACGGAGGGGACCGAGCCCAGCGGCGGAACCCTGGTCACCACCTCCGACGTGGTGACCCCGACCGGACTGTCGGGGAAGGCGTACATCACCCGCGAGGTTTGGGACATGGGCGGCAACCCCGCGGTGTCCGGGCTCATCTGGAATCAGATGGTCCGCGGCTACAGGGAAGCCCTCGAGAACGCGACGGCCACCTTCCTCAACACGCTGACCGCGGCGACGGACATCACGCTGACCGCGGGCGCGGTCGACGACGCGTTGGCCGACGCGTGGGATCAGGCGGTGGCCGAACTGCAGTTCACGCGCGGATACGATTTCGACACCTTCGCCGTCGAGAAGGTGCTGTACAAGACGTTCGTGGGTGCCGAGGATTCGACCGGCCGGCCGCTGTTCCCGATGATCAACCCGATGAACGCGAACGGACAGAGCCGTTCGCGGTTCCGCACCCTGGACCTGTCGGGAGTCGAGGGCATCCCCGCGTGGGCCCTGGCATCGACGGCCGGGTCACCCAACAACTCGTGGCTGTTCGACTCGTCCACCGTCTACGGCTGGGCGACGCAGCCTCAGCGGCTCGAGTTCGAGGGCGCGGCGGACGATAACTCGACCGTGGCCCCGGTTGCCAAGGTCGGGATCGGCATCTGGGGGTACAAGGCGTTCGCAAACACCGACATCGGCGGCGTGCGCCAGGTGATCTACGACAGCGTGGCGTAAGGGGAGGTTCCATGACGGGACGAAGCAAGGTCGCGCCGGCGGCAGACGCGCCGGCGGCAGGCGCGCCGGCCGAGACGGAATCGCTCGAGGCGCGCGTGGCCCGTCTCCGGCTCGAGGTCGAGGCGCTCGAACTCGAGCGGCGCCTACGGGTCCTGGAGCGCGGCGGTGGCGGCGCACGCATCGAATTTTTCGATCGGTGAAGGGGGGTGACTGTCGATGGCGTGGAAGCCAACCTACGCAACGGATGCAGAGGTCGCGGAGATCATCCTGCAAGTGACCGGGCTCGATGAATCCGACGCGTGGATACCGCTCGTGAACGCGGCGGCAAGCCGCGCCGTCGACAGTCACACGAACCGGCAGTTCGGCCAACTCGACACCGCAACCGAGTTGATCATTCCGGACGTGGCGTACCGGCCCGACCGCGGCCGGTACGTCGTGCCCATCCCCGACCTCATGACGACCACCGGGTTGGTCATCGAGGTGGCCGGCCAGACCGTCACGGACGGGTACCGGCTCGAGCCGTCGACGGCCTCGATCGACAGCAAGCCCTGGACGCGTCTCGCGCTCCCGATCGGCGCGTCCTACTCGTGGTACCCGGATGAGCCTGAAGCGGCCGTGACGGCGCGCTGGGGGTGGTCTGCGGTTCCATCCGCGGTGAAGTCAGCCCAGCTACTTCAGGTTCAGCGGTTCTTCATGCGGCGCGGCTCGCCGTTCGGAGTGGCCGGGTCGCCGGACGTCGGGTCGGAACTGCGGCTGCTGGCAAAGGTGGACCCGGATGTCGCGGTGATGCTGGCCGACTACGGGCGCCCGACGGGCCCGCGATGACCGCCACCGACAACAGGTATCGCGGTGGCCGTGACCGGGATCTCGACCGGCTCGAGCGCATGGTCGAGAAGATGGGCCAGCAACTCGAGAAGATGGGCGATCGGGTCGGGAAGCTCGAGCGGATCATGTACATCATGACGGGCTTGGGGTCGGCCACCATCGTCACGGCGATATACAACCTGGTGCAGAACTTGCAGCAGGCGGGCGCGATCAAATGACGAACGCATGGGACGGGCCCGATCCCGTCGGCCAGGATGACCCGGGTACCGGCTACGAACTGGGCGTAGCCATCACCGTCAATGACGACGTGACGGTTACCGCGGTGCGGGTCTGGCATCCCGCCTCGAGCAACACGGTGACCAGCAGGGCCGCGCGGTTCTGGACGACTGGCGGGGTTCAGGTGCAGGCGGTACTGCTGGCCGACGCGTTGCCGTCCGGGTGGTCGACCTACGAATTGGACGCGCCACTCGAACTCACCTCAGGCTCGCAGGTGATCCTGTCCTACAGCACCACCCGCTACTACGGAGCGGTGTCCGGTTCGTTCCCCAACGACTCGGCCGACGGAGCCATCTCCCTGACCGGTGGGCTGTTCCGGGAGACCTTCACCCCGGCGGTACCCAACACGCCATCGGCGTCGTTCTATGGGGTAGACCTCGATTACACGCTGGGTATCGGCGGGAACCTGGCGCCGACGGTGGCGGTGTCCGCAACGGCGGCTGGGCGCACGGTGACCGCGGTGGCGGTGGCCTCCGATGAGGTTCCGGGGTCCCTGTCCTACCGGTGGGACTGGGGTGACGGGAACGTCACGGCTCCCGGTGCGGCGACAGAGCAGCACATCTACGCCGCGGATGGCCTCTACGCAGTGCTCGTCACGGTCACCGATGTGGGCGGTTTGAAAGCGTCGGCTGCCGTGCCGGTCGTCGCTGCGTTGGGGCTCGCCGGTGCGATGTCGCTCGCCGCGGTGATGAACGAACTTGCGGCGCGTCTGGATACCGTGCCGGGCCTGAACGTATATACGGGGTGGCCGTCGCGGGTGGTGGCGCCGGCGGCGATCGTGGTCTACCCGACCAGCGTCGAGTATGACCAGACCTACCATGGTGCGACGCATCGCGGGCCCGACCGGTATGAACTGCCGGTCGTGGCGGTGATCGCGCGGATGCCCGATGAGAAGGCGCTCCCCGACCTCGACGGGTACGCCTCCGGGTCGGGCCCGCGGTCGGTCAAGGCGGTGCTCGAGTCGGGCGTCTACACGACGTTCGAGCAGACGAGTCTCCACGTCGGAGATGGAGAGTTCGACGTGTATCGATTTGCAGGCGTCGATTACCTGGCCTGTGTATTCGGCGTAAGCCTTATGGGATAAGGGAAAGGGGCAAGCCATGGCGGGCCGCGTGCACTCCAAGTTGACCGTCTGGAAGATCGGCGCCAACGACATTTCGCAGTACTGCAACTCGTCGTCCATCGAGGACAAGGTGGACTCCCACGACACGACCACGTACGGGCTCGGTGCGCACCGTTACGAGGGTGGGCTGGACGACGGGTCCGTCAGTCTCGGGGGGTTCTACGACTCTCAGGCCACGACGGGCCCGCGGCCGGTATTCAAGGCGGCAAAAGGGACAACCGTCGAGGTGACTCACCAGCCGGAGGGCGCCGGAACGGGCAAGCCTCAGGACGTGTTCGACGCGCTCGTGGTGAGCTACAAGGAAGACAAGCCGATCGCGGACTACGTCACCTGGACCGCCGAACTCCAGATCTCGAGCGTCATCGACGACACCGCACAGAGCTAGATCATCTGAGGGGATGCAATGGACAAGGCGAGACTCTTCGAAAAGCGGTTGCCGCAGCAGGAGGTGAACATCCCGGGCGTGGGCACGATCACCGTCCGGGCGATCACCCGTTTCGAGCAGATGGTGTTCAGCAAGGCGGCCGCGGGGGACGTGACGGTTTTCGACCGCAAGCAACTCGCGGCCGCGCTGATCGACCCGGAACTGTCCGAAGATGAGGTCGGGCGGTGGATGGAAGCGGCGCCGGCCGGCGAAATCTCCATCATCGTCGGCATCATCGGCGAACTGTCGGGCACCGACCGGGAGGTCAAGGCCCTACAGCGGGAAGCCTTTCGTAGCTTTGGAAACAACGGATCTTGAATATGAGATCTACCTGGGCCGGAAGTTCAATCGGACGGTCCGGGAGCTACGGGCATCGCTGACGCCGCGCGAATTCCAAGAACAGTACGTGTTTGACCAACGGGTCTGGGCCAAGCAGGCACGCGAGACAGACGCCGCGCGCAGGAGGTGAACGGTGCCGATCGTAGAACCCATCGAAATCGAGGGCCTACGGCAGTTCATGCGCAACCTCCGCGACCTCGATCAGGCCCTGCCCAAAGCGCTCCGGCTGGCCGGTAACGAGGCGGCCGGGTACGTCGTCGACGATGCCCGATCCCGGATGCCACGCCGGTCGGGCCGCGGCGCCAAGTCCGTCAAGGCCAAGTCCACCCGTACGGCGGTGCGCATCACGGAAGGCGGGAAGGCCGCGCCGTACGTCCCGTGGCTCGACTACGGCGGCCGCGTCGGGCCCAACAAGAGCGTGGTGCGCAAGTTCGAGCCAGACGGCCGCTACGTGTACCCCGCGTTCGGTGACAACCGGGAGCGGATCGATGAGTCGTACCGCAACGCGTTGCGGACGATTGCCCGGTCGGCCGGATTGGAGATGACCTGATGGCGGGCAACGCAGTCACGCTGACGCTCGCCGGCGACGCGAGCAGTTTGCAGCGGGCGGCCGCGCGCGGCGAGGAAGCGTTGGAAGGCCTCGAGTCGCAGGTCGCCGAAACCAACTCTGCGATGGCCGAGGGCGGGCAGGAGACGGCCGACTTCGGCACCCGGATGGGCAACCTCGGGGCGGCCGTCGACGGCATCTCCGGGGCGTTTGAGGATGCGGCCGGCGCGGTGCAGGCGTTCGCGGAACTGCAGAACTGGTCAGCCGAACGCGCTGCACGCCTCGAGCGGGCCCTGAACGACGTCCGGCAGGCTCAGGCCGATTACACCCAAGCGCTGCTCGACGGCAAGCAAGCACAGCTTGATATCGGGCAGGCGCAGATCGATGCCGAACAGGCCGCGCTCGACGCGTCGGAAGCACAGAAGGCGTACAACCAAGCCGTAGCCGACCATGGGAAGAACAGCGCTGAGGCACGCCAGGCAGCCATCGATTTGAGGCAGGCCAACGCCGATCTGGCTCAGGCTGGCTACGACGTGGAGCAGGCCTTCGCCGATCAGGAACAGTCCCAGATTGACGCAAAGGGCGCGCAACTCGACCTCAATGAGGCGTACAAGGAAGCGAATCCGTCGAGCCTGCAACAAATCGCGGACACGCTGACGGTGATCACGCCGCTGATGACGGGGCTGATCAGCGTGGTCGCGTTGGCGACGGCCGCCCAGTGGCTCTGGAATATCGCCATGACGGCCAACCCCATCGGGTTGATCATCGTCGCGGTGGCGGCGATCATCGCGGGCATTGTGCTGTTGGCGACGCAGGTCGACTGGTTCGGTAACTTCTGGAAAGCCGTGTGGGGCGGGATCGTCGCCTACGTGATGTGGGTCGTCCACAACTACCAGATGGCGTGGGACCTGATAGTGACAGGTTTCAATTGGGTGAAGGACAACATCGGGAAGATCCCGGGGTTGATCAAGGGCTACTGGTCGGGCATGTTCGCCATCCTCACCGGTCCGTTCCGGCTGGCTTTCAACTTCATCGCGGACGCGTGGAACAACACGGTGGGCAAGCTGTCGTGGTCGGTGCCCGGGTGGGTGCCCGGCATCGGCGGACGCACGATCAGCGCGCCGCGCCTTCCCCACTTCCACACCGGCGGCATGGTGCCGGGCCAGCCCGGCACGGCCGTGCCGATCATGGCGCTCGCCGGCGAGGAGGTCGTCCCGCGCGGCGGCCGCGGGCCGATCGTGATCGAACTCCGATCCGGCGGTACCGCCCTGGATGACGCGCTGCTCGAGCTTCTGGCCGGAGCCATCCGCAGGAACGGGGGAATCGAGGTGGTGTTCTCGTGACCGATCATGCCGTCGAGGTCGAGGCGTTCATCGGCGGTTCCTGGGTGGCAGCGCCGACGTACGTCAGCGACGGCATAACCGCGTCTCGTGGCGCGGCAGGGGAGGGGCAGGAGTCGCCACCGTCGGCGGTGTCGCTGACGCTCGAGGGCACGTGGTCGCCGGCCGACGTGACGGGCCCACTGGCTACGGTGGCGGGCCGGAACCTGCCTGTGCGGGTGTCCGCGGACGGTGCGGTGCAGGCGCTTGTCGAGGCTGCCTCGTGGGCGCCCGACCGGAACCTCAAGGGCAACGTGACGTGGACGAAGCTACAGGGCGCCGGCATCCTCCGGCGGCTACAGCAGGGCACCACACCCCTCCGGACACCGCTCGAGCGGGCCATCCTGGCATCCAACCCAATCGCCTACTGGCCGCTCAGCGACGGCAAGGAAGCGACGGTGCTGCTGTCGGGCGTGGCCGACGGGCGGGACATGGTGCTTTTCGGTGCCCGGCCGGGTGTCGTCGACGGGCCGACCGCGGCCGGAGGGCTCGCCTTCCTGGACGTCGCCGGCGCGCCGGTATCCGCCCGGGCGCCGGCGCCGGTACTCCCGGCCGCCGGGTGGGGCACCGACTTCATGGTCTACCTCGGCCCGGTAAACGACCCTGATCAGCAGACTGAACAGGTCGCCCTGCAATGGTTCATCGGCGGTGCACGGTGGAAGGCCAGCGTCACGATCAACCCGTTCTCGTCGACACCGCCCGCGATCCTGATCTTCGACGATGACGGTGGCGTGGCGTTCGTAGGCGACTCGGATACCGTGCTGTACGGCTGGAATCACATCCGGGTGACCTACGAACAGGTCGGCGGAAATATCGAGGTCGAGCTATATGTCAACGGGGTGAACACGTCGAGTTTCGCCGGCGCCGGAACCCTGTACTCGACGACAAACGAAGTGATCGCCGGCCAAATCGTCGATCCCCTGATTCCGGAATGGACGTTCGAGACGGTCGGGGTCGGCTACTGGGCCTTCTACGCGTTGGCCGACGCGACCGACCATGCGGCCGCGGCGTTCGGCTACGTCGGCGAACTCGCCGGCGAGCGGTTCCTGCGGGTCGCCGGCGAAGAAGGCGTGACCGCGGTGGTGGTCGGGGATGAGACCGACACGCAGGAGATGGGCCCGCAGGTGCCGGACACGTTCGTGAACACGCTCCGGGAGTGCGTGACGACCGATGACGGTCTGTTCTGCGAGCCACGCGACGACCGGGCGGTCATGATGGTGACCGGCCGATCGCGCTACAACCAAGACGCCGCAACGGTTTTCAACTTCGCGGCCGGACAGTTCGCGCCGGGCTTCGTGCCGGTGTTCGACGATGCACAGACCCGCAACGACGTCACCGCGGCGCGCCGCAACGGAGGTACTGCCCGGGCAATCCAGACCAGCGGGCCACTGAACGTCAACGACCCGCTCGACGACCCCGACGGCGTCGGCCGGGTCGACACCCGCGTAGACGTCAACACCGCCACCGACGACGCCCTGCCCGGCCACGCCGGGTGGCACCTAGCGAAGGGCACGCAAACCGACCCGCGGTTCAAGGCCATCACGGTCGACCTCGATGCGGCGCCGGCGCTGACCGCGGTGGTCGACGCGCTCGAGATCGGACAGCGTTTCGACGTCGGGGGACTGCCCGTGGCGTGGCAACCGGAACCGGCGCGGCTGCTGCTGATCGGTATCAAGCAGTCCTTCCCGGCCGGCGCCGGCGAGTTCCGTCGCCTCGTGTCGCTCGTGGCCGTGCCGTACGGGGTGTTCGAAATCGCGGTGGTCGGCGCGGACGACGGGTCGACCGACCTCCGGGGTACGGCCGTCGACACCGATAACTCGACTCTGGCGTCCGGCGTCACCTCGAGCGCCACGACGCTCAGCGTAGCCAGCACCGGCGGAACACTGTGGACCACAAACAGCGACGACTGGAACCCGGCGCGCAACGGTGGCGGTCTCTACATCACGGTCGGCGGGGAACGGATGCGCGTCACGAACATCACGGGCGCGGCGTCCCCACAGACGTTCACGGTGGTCCGGTCCGACAATGGCGTGGTGCTCGCGCACAACGCCGGGGACCCGGTGCACGTGGCCTACCCGCTACGCGTAGGTCTATAGAGGGGGATCAATGGTCAACGCAATCCCTGCTGGGTCAAGGATTCTCGATGCCGCACTGGCCGCGTGGCGCGCGCAAATCAACAGCAACACCGCGCCCGGGTGGACGAACTACACCCCGACGTGGACGGCGAGCACCACGAACCCCGTCATCGGCAACGGCACGATCACCGGGCAGTACCGGCGATCGGCAAACTCGGACATCGTCCATTTCTGGCTGCGCATCCTCACCGGCTCGACGACGACCTACGGATCGGGCGTCTATCGGTTCGGGATCGGTGCCATGCCCGCGCTGTCGGCCGGCGCGAAACTGTGGGCCGCGCCCGGAGGGTGGACCCGCGACTCGAGCAGCACGGCCAACTATGCGATCGTGGCCCGCTGGGATGCCGCCACCGGCACCTTCATCGCGAGTTCGGCGGGGTCGCTGCTGACGCCTACGCTCCCATTCACGTACGCGCAAGGGGACGAGATCGCACTAAACGGTTTCTACGAACCGGCGTAGGCTGCGCTTCAAGGAGGGGATGCCGAATGCGATCACGCAGCATGACCGCGCTGACGAACGAGATTCATCGCTGGTGGCCCGGTGCGACGGTATGGGGCAAGGGGGACCTTGCGCACCAACAGTCGCCATCTGACCACAACGAAGATGACACCCCGGGCAGCAAGCCGGAACAGACGGACGCGGACAGCGTGCCGGAACACCGCGGGCTCGACGTGCCAACTGAGGGCCCGATGTCAATGTCCACATTGGACACCATCCGGCAGAGGCTCATTGGCAGGCCTGCCAACGCGCGGCGTCTGCGGTACGTGATCCTGCGCCAGATCATCTGGCGCAAGAAGGCCGGGTGGGTGCCGGAGGTGTACCGCGGGGAATACCACGATCACCTGCACGTGTCGGGTGACGTGGCCGACGATGAGAACGGCGCGCCCTATGACCTCGGTCCGGACGCGCCCGCACCACAGGAAATGAGGGGGATCGACATGTTCTTGATCCACAAGGTAGTCGACGGGGTCGTGACGTACGCGCTCATCGGGCAGGAAACGTCATCCACCTGGAAGGCGACCGACACCATTCAGACCTCCGAGGGCCCGATCAGCGGGCAGAACTACGCGAACGCGTGGGCCCGCGGCGTCGGTGACTCCCGGCAGGAGACGCCGATCGCGTTCGCCGCGCTGACCGAGGGCGCGCGATGAGCGCGGCGCCGGTGGAAGCCAAGGTGAAGTGGAGCACGGCGGCCGCCTACATCGGGTCGGCGGCGGGCATGTACGTGCTCGAGTTGATCGCCGGCCAGCCCGTCATCATCACGCCGCTGCCCGACGTGCTCGAACCGGTCGTGTTGGCGCTGATCCCGGGCCTGCTGGCGCTGCTGGCCGGCCTCCGGGCCAAGCACACCCCGCGGCCAGACCTCCCGCAGGGCGACGGAAAGACGCTCGGTACCCGGTAGGGGCCGGTATAGACCAGCGGCGGCCGCTCGGAGCATCCCCCGGGGCGGCCGCCGCTGCTGTGCGTCAGGACCAATCGATATCGCGCATGATGATCACCTCCTCAGGCCGTTTCGTCGCGCCGACGGTGCCGGCGCCGGTTCAGGGAGTCGGGCAGCGTGGTCCATTCGCCCGTCCGGAAGTCCGTGAGGTCGATTTCACGGGTCGGGGCATCGTCGCCGGACGTTCCCGGATACGGCCGGACGGACCCGGACGTCGGCATCCGCTCGCTGCGCCGGCGCACGTCGAGGTGAGCGCGCTGCTGCTCCAGCGCTTCGCGCTGCTGCTCGAGGTGGGCGCGCTGCTGCTCGAGGTAGCGGCGGGACTGCTCGAGGTTCCGAACGTATGCACGTGCTGCTGAACGCTCGCCGCTCCAACGACCGAGCATGAACACGAGCGCCAGCAGCGCCAGAGTGAACATGCTGATCCCCGCGAGCATCACGTATTGGGGTGTTCCCATAGCCTTCTCTCTATCTCTTCCTCGGTAGGGACCTCACCGGCCAGCACCATCAGGTCCCACAGTCGCCGGCGGCCAGCGCGCTCGAGGTCCCGCACGGACCATCGGCGCGCCGGCGCCTCGAGGTCGGGATCGCGCGCGGCGGCCGCGGCGCCGGCGAGGTACCCGGCCGCCCATGCGATCAGTTCGTCGGGTGACACGACGTGCACCCGGCGTCGGTGCACGGGTCGTAGAGGTCGTCAAGCGCTGCGCGGTGGTAGTCGCATACTTGGTAGTGCGACGGCCGGCAAGACGCGCACGCTCGGATCTCGGCGATTAGTTGACCCTCGCGATCCCATGATGGCGAACCGGGAGAAAATCGACGTCGATCAAGCACGATAATCCCCGTTATCGTGCACAGGTGCAGGTCGGGTCACCGCACGCCCGGCTATAGGTCGCGGCGGCGGTAGACGCGCCCGGGTGCAGGGGCGCCGGGCCCGGCTCGAACGGGTCGGGAGACAGGATCGGGTCGAACATGTCTCGCTCGTCCATCTCGGCGTCGTCGGCTTCGGCGGCGGCCGCCTCATCGCGCTCGCGCTCGTCGTCGAGTTCGTCGAGGCTGGGCCGCGGGTGCGGTTGCGGCCGCGGCCGCGGGTCGGGGTCCGGGCGCGGCCGCGGGTTGGGGTAGGGCGCGGGTGTGGTCGCCGGGAACGCGTCGGCCAGAGCCGCGTCGATGGGGCTCGCGGTGCTGATCGTGGCGAGCGTGGCAACGATGCGGCGCGTCTGCTCGTCCCACAGGTTGGGGTCGATTACGGCGAGTTCGTCGGCAGCTTTGCGGGCGCGCCGGCGCGCGTACGTCTCGCTGGCCTTCCGGGCACCTTCCGCCCGGCCGACCGCGCGGCCGTCGAGGGGTTGACGCCCGGGGTTCACGTTGTGGCCGTGCTCGTCGACGACCGGGCACGTGCATGCGGCGTGGCCGGTGGTGGCCCCGTGGTAGAACATGATCCTTTTCGCGGTGTGCGGGTCGCCCTGGAGAGTGACCGGGGCGCCCGCGGCGGCAAGCTGTGCGGCGAGGCGCTGTGCTTCCGCGATGGCTGCGTCGGTTGTCATGGGTCGACACGCTAGCAGGGCGGTGAAGCTGTTGGCTAGACCTTGACTGAGGGTGTAGCGTCCTTGCTCGTGAGGTTGTTCGACAGGGATGGGCTGCGGGCGGCAACGGCCGCCCGGGCGGTGGTCGACGCGGGCCCGGTGCGGCTGGGCTCGCTCGATGGAATTTGGTGGATCTACGAGGGTGGCGTCTGGAAGCCCGGCGAGAAGTTGGTGCACGCACGGATCGTGCGCACGCTGGGTGAGCGGTACCGGCCGGCGCACTCGAACGCGATCAGGGACGTGATGCGCGCGACGTGCGAGGAAATCGACGTTGCGCCGGTCCCGCAGTTGATCAACTGTACGAACGGGATGGTGGATTGGCGGGCGCCGGGCCTTCCGTTCCTGATGCCTCATGATCAGAAATACCTGAGCACTGTTCAGCTTCCATGGGCATGGGCTGAGGGCCCATCGACATGCGCCGATTTCGAGGCGTTCTTGGAAGCGGCCGTCGCGCCGGACGACCGGGCTCGCGTGTGGGAGATGATCGGGTACCTGCTCATGAGCGGCAACCCGTTGCAACGCATGTTCCTGCTCACGGGCGGCGGCGGAAATGGTAAGGGTGTACTGCTGGCCGTCATCAAGGCCCTGCTGGGCAAGCAGAACACCTCGGCTGTTCCTCTGGCCGATTTCGTCGACGACAAGTTCGCGGCCGCCGACACGTACGGGAAGCTGTGCAACATCTGCGGCGATATCGACACCGGTTTCATTGAGAAGACCGGGAAAATCAAGACGCTCAGCGGTGAGGATGACGTCCGCGGCGACCGAAAGCACACGTCCGCCCTGAATTTCGAGTTCTGGGGGAAGGCGCTGTTCTCGGCCAACGGCATACCGACCTCGAGCGATTCGTCGCGCGGCTGGATTCGCCGCTGGGAGGTGATCAACTTCCCGAATGAGCCCACCAAACCGGACCGAACCCTGAAGCGCCGGCTGACGTCCCGCTCGAGCCTCGAGGCGATCATGGTGCGTTCCGTGCTGGCGCTGCGGGACCTGATGGAGCGCGGCGAGTTCGTGCACGGCGTGTCGGCGCGGGACGCGCACCGCGAGATGGCTGAGCGGTCCAACAAGGTGCTGGCGTGGATCTCCGAGACGGCCTACTTCGACCCGACGGCGTGGTACTCGCGGGACGTGCTGTTGACCCGGTTCCGGATATGGGACAACCGCGAGAACCCGGGCGGCCGCGCGTGGTCGTCTCCGACGTTTTACGAGCGGCTGCGACAGGTCAAGGGGGTCAGGGAAGCCAAGATCCAGGGCACTCGCGGGTTCCGTGGGCTGCGTTTCAACGATGACGCACACATCGTGGATCTATCGACGGATGCCGATGAGGAAAAAGTGCCCCCATCGGCTGGGGGCACCGACCCAATGCTGTGGTGACCTGCGCAAACGTCAGGGGGCACTCTGTGAACTTTCGACATCGTGCGTGTGTGTGCGCGCGTGATATACGACCACCACCGGGCATGTCAAGGGGGCACTTGTAGGGGGCACTTTCGACTGTAAGTTACGCACGCGCACGCGTTTATTACTCTCTGTATATCTTCACGAAAGGTGTAAAAAGATGGCTACGACCATTGCTGACCAGCAGAAACGGCTGTCCCGTAAAGCACTCGCCGCGGTGCGCACCCTGCGGGCCCTCGAAGCAACCAAGGATGATCTCGACGTCCGGATCAAGGCTCAGAAG